TGCTGATGTTCCGCCAGTATATCTAGCTACAATGTCAAAATTAGGATATTTCATTTCCCACACTACATTTTGGGGAAAACTTACTATACCCGAAAAAGTATTAGCATTAATATCAAAATTAAATCCCGAATAAGTTCTATTGCCCTCATTGTTTGAAGCTGTTTTATTTACTATTTTAAATGTTTCTATTGCATTAATACCGTCTATAGCTTGAATAGTTGCCATTACTTCAGATGTAGAGATGTTATCATTAAAGTTAGTTCTATTAATCGCGAATCTTTTCTTTAACTCTATAATAGCTGCCATTAAAGATTGTGGCGCATTAGCAGAGGGGTCTATAACTACAGAAAAATCTATTCCTATGTTGGCTATATTACCACTGCCTATCTCTATAGTGTCAGAAAAAGATTTGAATCGGTTCAAATAAGTAGATATGTTGTTTGAAACAACTCCCGGAGTATCAATTAGGTTTGAATCAGAATTGCGGCAAATTGTATATATGCGCGCACCATACCCACTATTATTTTTTACGGCATAGCTCCTAAAGACCGATCCAAATTGTTGCGGCATTGACATAACACGCGCCTGATAATCTTGCAATGTCACCGCTCGCATTTGAGAATTAATATTATTAACCGCATTAATTCTAATATTTGCTGGCGTTTCGCCAGCCTCACCCCCGCTTGCTTGTTCGGGGTTAGAAACAGTTATGTTATTCTCCGTAGTGACCGCTAAAGCTTCATTAGTTGTTCGTAAAATAGTTTTAAAAGTTACCCTTTTATCGGCCCAAACCTCTAAGGTATTTGGCCCAACATTAGTTTCTACGCCGCCGCCCGCCACTCTATAATCAACAGTAATAATAGTATTAGATGGCGCAACACCTAAAGTTTTAGTCTTTAAAAAATTAGTAGAATCTATAGCTACCGCAGTAAACCCCGAAGGCGATCCTCTTAAGGTCGGAGGTAAAACAAAATCTTCCGGATTAGGTATCATATCCTCATCAGAATCTTCTGTCAAGATGCCAGTGCCAAACCTTATAACCGTACCTCCTGCAGCATCTAATTCCTGTACAAACCTTTTAGGAATTTTTTTAAGTCTCATTATATATTCTGCACTTGAAGTAGTTGATGGATCAGTATTTACATCGCCAGTAAAAATTGTATCAACAGCCAAACTATCTACTTGAAAATACTCACTTCCATCAGTAGCGCTAACAGAAACTATTTCTGTAATATTTCTATCCGGCAGCTTTATTTTTAAAAACTTAACAGGATCATTGACAGAATATTGAAACTTTTTAGATGACCCTGCTACAGCAGAAACACCACTAACTGTAATAGTGCTTGTTCCACCCGATTCTTTATAAGTTCTTCGCCGCGCATCCGAAAAATCTACATTCTCCAATATTTCAAAAGATACGACTGGATTAAGGTTTGTAAATACCTTACTACCTTTTTGTATAACTGTTAATTGATCTGCAGACGTTGAGGTAGTAACGACCGAAGTTAGGGATAAATTAGTAATCGCTGGAGTTGTTTTGCGAGGTTTATAACCATATGCTTGAGCTAAATTAATAATATTTTTTGTCTCAATAGCTCTATTAATAAAAGTTTCATTAACTTGTTTATCAATATTATAAGATAGAACATCTCCAACATAAGCCATTAAATCTAAAATAGCCATACCGCCAGATGCATCATTAAAATCTTGAAATTCATTAGGAAAGTATCTTTTTACATAAGCAATCAAATCAGATTTAATACTATCAAAATCTTTTGACATATAACTTATGTCTTTTGTTCTATTTGTTGGCATTCTTATTCTCTTATATTAAATTAATACTTTATCCATCACTTATAGTAAAACCAATTGTATCATCTGCATTATTTGAGACAATAGTATAAGACATAGATACTCTTATTTGATTAAGTTGCAAAGAATTATCCATTTCAGAATCTCTAACAACAATACTGTTTACTGTAATAAATGGCATCCATCTTTGAATAGCTGATCTTATCTCAGATTCTATTAACATTTGCATTTCTTCAACATTAATGCTTTCAAATAATTGGCCAGCTAAAGTAGGAATATTAGTTCCTAAATCTGGCTGTATTACTCTTTCACCTTTGGATGTTAAAATTAAAGTTTTTATATCTTCTTTAATTGCTGACTGTAGAGTCGTGTTACTTTGAAAAAACCCATTGTTATATGCTCTTAATGGAAATTTAAAATTAATATTGCTCGGGTCAACTCCAGCAAACTGTTCACTCGCACCTAAAGTTCCTACCGTATAATCGCCAGCAATATCGGGAAAATTATTATAATTTACTCTTTGCCCCGCTATAGAGTTGCCTGGACTTGGAGTATCCAATGGCTGGTTGGCGTGAAATCTTGGCGACATACTTACAGCTTGTGTCATCTATTATCTCTAATTAACAAATTGATTTTCACTTAAATACTCTGTTACTCTACTAAATATCATATTCAGTTGTTCTTTTTGCGCATTAAAAGCGTCTATTAAATCTTCAGTATCATTATTTACATTATTTGTTTTTATACCAAGGTCAGTAAATTGTGCTGAACCCCGACCTTGGGCTATTAACATTGCCCTTTCTTGTGGACCTATGCCCGCCGGTATATTAGGCTGAGCTGCAACCTTTGATATCTCTATTGGCGCAGTAAATCGGGGATTTTCAGCACCCCCAATAATGGCTTCAAAGTTTATGGTTTGCTCTCTGGTTCTAACTCTTCTTCGTGGTGGCACAACTTGCTTAGGTGGCCTCGCGACTTCTTTTGTAAAACCAGGAATTTTAATATCCCTATAGACAGGATCGGGTGGCGCGCCGGCCATTGGCCTTCCACTTGGTTTAGTACCAACCATAACTCTTATAGTTTTATCAGGCACACTTATAATTTGAGGAGCTTGTCTCCGAAAAACCGCAGGTTGTATGAAAGTATCCTCCGAAGTAACAGTTTTTTCTAAATCTAACTCTATTTTGGGTAGTGCGTGTTCATGTTCAATAAAAGCATTTAATAAAGTTTGGACCGTCATTGTTAATCCAGTTATACCATCTAACATTGACTGCATAACCTTAACATTTTTACGATGCCAAGAATTTAATTTTTCTCCTAAAACTTGACTATAAAGAGTTGTATTAAAACCATCATTTCCCCCAGCAACATTAAAAATTTGATCTGCTTCATTAAATATCATTGAGCGATTTACACCACTATTAAGTTGGCCAGATTCTACTTCGCGTTGAGGTGAAGCAAAATTAAAATCACCTACTCTCTTAACACTACTGTCTATAAAATGAATAGTCTTAGTTCTGGTTTCGCCTAATGATGGGTTGGAACCGCTTAATGGTTGAAACCCTATTTCATCATTAGTAGTATCAAAATTATTATTTATTCCATGCTCTAAGAGTCCAATATAATTATTTTCATTAAAAGAATGACGAATATATGTTCTAGATCTGCCTTGTTGTATTACGTCACCATAAGTAGCTTTAATGGCAATATTCTCTGCTGTAAAAGAAGGACTAATTTTATCAACAAGAGCGTTTTCTCTTAACGCCTTAACATCAAAAGAAAATCCATATTTTTCTTCCGGTGTTGGTTCAAATTCTGCACCTTCACTAATAGAGGAATCTTTCCAAGACTCAGCCAAAAATAAATTGGTTAATGCACTTTCATTTACTCTGCCTATCCAAAAACCTTTAGAAGAATAATCTTGACTTTCATTAATGACCAATACTTCTTCGCCAACTTCAGGTATAGAAACATTATGAATTGGAAAAAATGGCGCATACCATCTTTCTTCATTAACTTTTGTAGGGTCAATTGTATTAAAATCATTACCTACAATTTTAATATTTAAACTATAAGGCGGGCGAATAACCCCTCCCACACCATAAACATCTCTATTAAAATTTGCCTCAATTACAATGCCGCGTGATAAAAGTATAGACTCATTATTAGGCATAAATTCATCTTGAGAAGATGAATAAGTATCTTG